TGGTACATCGGCTATACGAAGGACATGGCCCTCGAATTCATCAACGACTGCGCCAACTGGGCGCGGGCCTATAACCTGGCCGCGTCGGCGATGGAGGAATACGAGGAGATTGACGAAGAGGAAATCGGCGGAATCGTCCAGGAAAAGAAGATTCTGGCCTACAAGATCACCCTCGAATCGGGCTGGCGGATCACGGCGCTCTCCAGCCGGCCGACGAACCTTCGCGGTAAGCAGGGCCGTGTGGTCATCGATGAAGCTGCTTTCCATGACGATCTGGCCGGTCTGCTCAAGGCGGCAATGGCTCTCCTCATGTGGGGAGGTCAGGTCCGGGTCATCAGCACGCACTTCGGGGACGTCAACGAATTCAATTCCGTCATCCAGGATATTCGTGCCGGGAAAAAGCCCTACAGCCTCCACCGGGTGGACTTTGACGACGCCCTGCAGGATGGCCTTTACCGGCGGATCTGCGAGGTCCTGGGGCGGGAATGGACGGCCGAGGGAGAGGCGGCCTGGCGGCAGGCCATCATCGATTCCTATGGTGAGGACGCTGATGAAGAACTTTTCTGCATCCCCAGCCAGGGAACGGGAACCTTTTTGACTCGCGCCCTGATCGAGACCTGCCTGTCCGAGGAGATCCCCGTCATCCGGTATGAGCAGCCCACCGCGTTTTCCGAACTGCCCGATCATATCCGCTATGCCGAGGTGAAAGACTGGTGTGACGAAATTCTGAAACCGGTGCTGGCGGTTGTCGATCCGGAACGGAATGCCGTTGTCGGGGAGGACTTCGGAAGGACGGGCGACTTGTCCGTCTTCATTCCGTTGATCGAACAGCAGAACGCCAACTGGAAGGCGATATTCCATCTGGAATTGAGGAATATTCCGTTTCAGCAGCAGGAGCAGATTTTTTACTACATCTGCGACCGACTGAACCGCTTCCGCTACGGTGCCCTCGATGCCCGTGGAAATGGCCAGTACCTGGCGGAACGGGCCATGCAACGCTACGGTGCGTCCCGGATCGCCCAGGTTATGCTGACGGAGCAGTGGTACCGGGAAAACATGTACCAGTACAGATCGGCTTTTGAGGACAAGACCATCCTGTTGGCCAAAGATGCCGATGTCATCGAGGACCACAGAGCATTTAAGATCATCCGGGGAGTCGCAAAACTCCCGGACGTCAGGATCAAAGGGAAGGATAACAAAAAGCGCCACGGCGATGAAGGGGTGGCCGGAGCAATGGCCTGGTATGCCGTTCATGCCGATTGGGGCGGTGAAATTGAATTCGAGTCCACCGGAGTCAAACGAGTGACCGCCGGGGAATCCATGAATTCCTTCATGGGGAGATAAGTCATGGCAGAAGAAGCCGTTAAAAAGCCACAGATTACTGACGAAGTCGCCACCATCGCGAAGGATATCGACATATTCTACGGGTGGATCAAGCGCCTGGAAAACCCTGATCCCGTCTTGAGAAGCGAGTCTGCCGGGAGAGGTTTGAAGCTATACGACGAGGTGGATCGCGACGCCCATGCCGGGTCCGTTCTCCAGCAGCGCAACCTGGCCGTCGTGGGCAAGGAATGGGAGATCGTCCCGGCGAAATCAGCACGGAAACTTGGACGGCCAGCATCGACCTCCCAGGAGGAGGTTGTCGCCGATTTCGTTTCTGAAGTTTTGGAGAATTGCAATTTTGATCAGGCGCGACAGGAAATCCTGAAAGCGATTCTTTATGGATTCTATTCCGTCGAGGTCATTTGGAACGCAACGAACAATGGCATAAAGATCAGGAAGTTGATCGCCAAGCATCCCCGGCGCTTCTCTTTCACGATGGAGCGAGAACTGCGCCTCATTACGCCAGCGAATATGATCGAAGGCGAACCTGTTCCGGATCGGAAGTTCGTTATCTTCACCTACGGAGATAGCGATAACCCTTACGGTCGCGGCCTGGGGCAGCGTTTGTGGTGGCCGGTATGGTTCAAGAAAAACGGCGTCAAGTTCTGGCTGGTGTTCCTGGAGAAATTTGGCATGCCCACGGTGAAGGGCAAATATCCTCCGGGAACGACGCCGGAACAGCAGCAGAAGCTCATGGATGCCATTGAGGCTATCCAGTCCGATACAGGCATCAAAATACCGGATTCAATGGACATCGAGTTTCTGGAAGCCTCGAGGGCGGGCAGGGTCACTCATGAGCAGCTTTGCGAATATATGGATCGCCAGATTTCCAAAGCCGTTTTGGGCCAGACAGCGTCCACAGAGGGAACGCCTGGGAAGCTCGGCAACGAAAAGGCGCAGGGAGATGTTCGCCAGGAAATCATAGAGGCCGACGCGGATCTGCTTGATGGGTGCCTGAATGACACACTGATTCGCTGGATCGTGGATTATAATTTCCCCGGCGTTTCCGCCTATCCGAAGATCATGACTTATGCCGCCGCCAAGCCGAACCTGAAAGAGCAAAGCGAGATAGACAAGACATTGGTTGTGGATATCGGGTTGCCGGTCACTGCGGCCTATTTTTACGAAACCTATGGAATCCCTGCTCCGGCGGAAGGAGAGGAACTGGTTAAACCGCAGCCTCCGCAGGTGGCTCCCGCTTCTGGCAAGGGAATTAAGTCCGGTAAATTCTCGGAAAAGACACTCGATGTCCAGGATGCAGCCGATGTCATTACCGACAACACGGCTGCCGCTGCCATGCAGATCACGGACGATATTTACATGATTCCCCTGCAGCGTCTGGTTCAAGAGGCAAAATCCATTGAAGACCTTCGTGATCGCATTTTGGATCTCTGGGGGGAGATGGACCCGGAAAGCCTGGGCGTTATCGTGGCGCGGGGAATGATGCTGGCCGATATGACCGGGCGATATGAAGTCTCACTGGAGACGGGGGGTAAAAAAAAAGCCTAAAGTTCGCTGAGAACGATGTCTCTCCGGAGCTTTCAACAGTTTTTAAACTGTCCTTTAAGGAGCAGGAAACGTTCTTTCAAAATAAGCTGAATATCCCGACGCAGAAGTGGACGGATCTCTGGAAGGATCAACACGCAAAGGGGTTCATGATTGCGGGAGCCTATAAGGCAGATCTATTGACCGACTTCCGCACCGCCGTGGACAAGGCCATCAGCCAGGGCATAACCCTGAAGGATTTCCGAAAGGATTTCGACAGCATCATCGCCAAGTACGGCTGGTCTTACAAGGGCGGGAGGAACTGGCGAAGCGAGGTCATCTACTCCACCAACATCCGGACGTCTTATGCCGCCGGGCGGTGGCGGCAGCTTCAGGATCCAGAGGTCAAGAAGTTTTACGGCTATCTGACCTATCGCCACGGGGACAGCCGGGTTCCGAGGCCACATCATCTGGCTTGGAACGGGATCACCCTGAAAGATGATGATCCCTGGTGGAAGACGCATTATGTGCCGAACGGCTGGGGGTGCAAGTGCAAGATCTTCGCGGCAACGAAAGAAGACTTTGACCGGGCAAAAGCGGGAGGAAAAGGAGAAGCGCCGCCCTCTCCCATCGATCCAAAGACCGGAGAGCCGGTCGGGATCGACAAAGGATGGGGATACAACGTAGGAGAAGCGGCACAGCGCGAAGGCTATCAAATATTGACGGGTAAATTCGAGACGTTGTCTTATGACATAGGTCAACGTTGGACGAGTGAGTTTTTGAAAAGCCCGACTTTTGAGCGGTTCTTTGAAGGCAAAATAAAAGGTGATTTCCCAGTAGCGGTTTTATCGCCGGAAGATCGTGCTGCATTGGGAAGCAAAATGCAAACTGTTCGTCTGTCGTCTGAGACGATGATGAAAAACAGAGAAAACCATCCCGACATCGGGCTGGAAGATTACCGACTGCTTCCGACGATTATTGCCAATGGCGAGGCATACCGTCAAGGTGAAGAACGGATGATCTACTTGCGGCAGGAAGAGAAATATTATCGCGCGGCGTTGAAAGCTACGAAAGACAAAGCGGATAATTTTATGTTGTCGCTGTTTGAAACCACTTCGGAGAAAGCAAAAAAGCAGGTGATCAAAAAATACGAAAGGATTCGTTGATCACCGGCGGGGCGACACTCCCGCTTCGCTCATCATCCGGGTAGCCGGAAGGCGTCGGCAGCCTATAACCGAGCGGCGACAACAAATCCTTAAAGGCAGTGTCAGCGATATGATCAAAAAAGTCAAGGGGAAAGTAAATGCCGGAAATTAGAATCACCGTTCATGACGAACCCGTCAACAAGGCGCTGAACGATCTGGCCGGAAAGGTCAAAGACCCATCTCCGGTCATGAAGATCATCGGAGAGTACATGCTGCGGTCGACGGAAAATCGTTTCG